ATACCACCCGTAACAACACGTGGGTCGAGGTTTACTTCTTTGATCCCGTTCTTAGTCAGAACCATCTCAGACCTAGGTTCTTTTGCAGTAATACCTGACCTATCCATCTTGGGATTAGTCGAATACATGGTCGAGAATTTGGTAAAAACGTTGGTAGCCATCGTAACTCCTTGCCCTATTATAAGGGAATTGTATCAAGTATACACAAAAAAATGTCCTCAGAGCAAGGCTCAACGAGGACTAAGGGGGGGACTAAGGAGAGTAAGTACAAGTATATCACGTCCATCCGCCTGATGATACTGTTTTTATTTCCCGCTTTCTATGCAGCATCGAGGAGTCACTTGCGTTGCCAATGTGCAGCATTAAATACTGTAGTGCTTCTGCCACATGTGAGTGTTTGTTCTTGTCAATATCCCCATCCCCTTTCGGTTTGTACCGATACCCACCCATCATCGCAGCCTTCAACTGTGAGCACCTCGGGTCAAGTAAGAACGCAGGGTCGCCATCAACCTGACGCATCAAGTAATCATCCACCGCGTTTATCCGTGCTGAGACGTTGTTAGTCTTAGCTGGCATGACTTTAAACCCTTCAGCCTTGATTATGTCCACCGCACTGCGCTCGTCCGTCTGAGCCCTCTGTATGCCCGCAGGATCAGTTATTATCAGCACGGGTGCACCGGAGAACCTCTCATTGAGTAACGGCCTTAGCATCGTGCGTATGAACCGCTGTACCCCCATATCAAACGAGACACACTCATCAAGTATCAGTGCACGACCACGCGGGTCTTGCTGCCCTATAACCGCAGCAGGTGTAAGCCCCAAGTCCATACCTACAATGATGGGACGCACACCATTAACGATGGGTCTTAACCCAGACTTACCCATGTGGTAGTCAGGTCTGAAGTATTTGTACACAGGCATACCTGCTGACGACAGTCCATACTCACCGTCAATGTAGACCCGCACGTACTCTTCACTGCGACCCTGAGTATCGTAGTACTCATCGGGTAAGTTCTCAATATTCTCGGCGTACGGACTTCTGCCTGACGGTTGTTTGAACACAGCCCAACCGTTGTTATTTGGCGACACGCCATCCTTGACATCCAGTCCTTCCATCTGGTAGTACCACCAAGTATCCATGGTGGGTGGGTTAGTATCACCCCACATCCCGAACCAAGTAGGACCGCCATCTTTCGAACTGGGGAAACGCCCAATACGTTTGGACATAGCATCTATGATGTCTAGGTGGATATCCCTGCACTCGTTGAACCAAGCACCAGTTAACTCCAGTGAGTTCAAGTTCGCAACATCATCCGCATCATCAAGGGCACGAAACATAATCTCAGACTCAATGTCCCCAACTTTAAAGAAGAATGTCTTGGTCGTGCGCATGAACTGCCCACACACGCCGGGCGGGAACCAGTCAAGGAATGTTTTTATCGTAGTGTCCTGCAGCTGCCGTGCAGTTTCTCGCACAATGGCAAACCTCGTGCGTCTTATCCCCCGCTGGTCTGGGTTCTGCATACTCGCCCTACGTATAACCTCAAAGCTGCACGTCACACTCTTGCCGCTACCCACAGGACCCATGAGCACACGCATCTTCTTGTCACACTCCATGAACTTCTTGCCTGACACTGGAGGCGTGTAGTCTATATCAAGTGCCATCTGGTGTATCCAATAGCATTACGATGAATTCTTTGCCGTGATTCTTACTCTTTACAATTTTTGTCGCGAACGACACCCTAGCTTCACGCAGTGTCGCCTGAATATTGTTGCACTGCATCGCACTACCCACTCGCACCGCCCTGAACTCGTCATACGTCGAGTTAAACATTGTCTCGATACTCGATGGAAGTTGCATCTGATTCCTCTATAGTCCGGGTTGTACTAGCTTCTATGATATTTGCACTATGATCCTGTCCACCAAGGTTTATCGTGATGCGAACCCCACCATTACCCACTGCATCCACCTGTGTGTCGTTCTTGGGCTCCAATCCACCCCATCTAACAGTAGATTTAATCAGTTCTGCCTTGACAGCAGGGGAAACTATGGGGTCATGTATCAATAACCAAGAGGTTGTTAGCAGTTCTTCTGCCTGTGCACGGGCTTTGAGCCTGAATGTCAGCCCTTTTTCCTGTATTTCGTCCCGATAGTGCCCTACTTTCTTGATAAACACAGGGTCAGACTGGATATCTGCCATGTCTTTGAGGGTAAGACCGTGTCTATTGACCACATCTTGGAGTGGTTCACCACTTCCCTCAAGCATAAGTGCCATTTCAAACGACAAACGGTCTGACCACTTGGTGGAATCTGCAGGATTTAACGACATATCTATGCTTTTCTGGTTAGATTTGCTGATGTGTATGGGGTTTTGATGGAGTTTACTAGCTTTGTGTTGAATACGCAACAGGATATAGGGTGCGATATTGGGGTCTTGGGGGTGGATGCTGGTAAATGTGTGGCGAATGTGTAAGGTTTTGTATTTTTTGGGTCTTGGTTTAAGCGGTTTACTATACTACCCGGGGGGTGCGAAATCCTCTGTCCATGTACCCCCCCCCATAGCGCCTATGCTTAGGGTAAACCCTGATGCAAACAGCATGATAGTACTACCCTTGAGAACCGCTTAAACCCTGCAAACTTGACAGATTTATTTGATTGGGGCAATCTGAAATTGTGCTGAAAACGCACACCCCATACGGGGACTGTTCATTAACAACTAAGGAGTATTACCATGAGTAAAATCTTTAAGGGCAACGTTTCAGTTGTCAGCAACACCAAAGGTGAGATTGCACTTAAGAAAGACGTTGACGGTAACTTCAATGCAGACAACGTTGGCGAGCTTCACGCTAAGGTCAAGGCTCTGTCGAAGGAACACAAGATGGAAATCAACAAGTGGTCTTACTGGGTTCCAGAAGGTGTGAATCTCAAGACAGCGGTTCCAGTCTTGATGGCGGATAGATTCGGTAACCCACGAATCACAATGCTAGCACCTGTAACGGATCAACCAGTTAGCAAGGGTAAGGTAACCAAGCTAGCATAACCAACGGAGAGGGCGAAAGCCCTCTCCACTAAGGAGAAATAAAATGAAGATCGTATTACCATGGATCGTATTACTAGCATGGCTCTACATGATGGTTAGTGTAGGTGCTCTTTAAAACCACAGCCCACCGCAAGGTGGGTTTTTTATTGCCTGTAAGGTTTGTATATTTTTTTATTAACTACTAAACCATTCATCGGGGGGCTATGGCTCGACTTTTAATTGCGTAAGAGTGTAAAGTTGTATGGTCTTTCAGTCAATGCCTTACACTCTTAGTCCTTACACATTTTCGGTTGACACTATCTACGACACAAAAACTTGTAAGTGCTTGATTTATAACGATATTGTATCACCAACTATCTAACCTTACAGGTATCTACATCAGAATTTGGCTAAGAATAATTTAATGTGCCTTACACATTCTACCAATGATTGTGTAAAGAAGCCAATAAACATGCGGGTTTAGGGTTAACACATTATATATATAGTATCTCAACTATCTCAACTATATAGGTCAAAATCGACAGGGTTCACCCGCAAATTTTTTTATTTTCAAAACCTTACATAAAAGAGTAACCAATAAAAAATTCTAGTAGCTTATTACTTTAAAAAACGTAGATAGTTGAGATAGTTGGTGAAGAACCGCATAAACAGTGGCTCTTAGCTATCCGTAAAGTTCCATAAATTGAGATAGTTGAGATACTTTTATCACTAACTTGACACATTCTTAGATAGTTGCTATCTTAAATTTGTAAATACCGCCCCAACTTGACAGAATTTTCGGCTTGGGGCAATCTGGAATCTGTCCCGAAAGTTCGGGGCAATAACAAAATACTTTTCAATGAAGTTTACATAACTTACAGTAAATGGAGAATATCATGGTACGTAAGACCCGTAAGAAAGAGAATTCTAGGTTTGTGGTCAAATGGATTGAAGGCAATACCTTACACTTTAGAGAGTATAAGAGAGATGATGCGGCTGTAAAGTTTATGCAGTACCTCATTGAAGAATGTGAGGTTGACTATTGGAATGTAAGGTTACTAATGAAGTGATGCAGTACATGGGGCTACTACTTTGGTAGCCCTTTCAATGAAGTTAACACATACAACAGTTAATGGAGAATTATTATGTCTAAAGTATTCCGTGGTTCAGTGTCGATTGTTAAGAACACTAAGGGTGAAATCGCTCTCAAGAAAGATGCTGATGGCGTCTTCAATGCAGAGAATGTAACCGAACTACATGCTAAGTTCATGTCTTATGTTAAAGACTTGAAAGCACCTGCTAACAAGTGGTCTTACTGGATACCTGAGAACACTGATATGAAGTCAGCTGTACCAGTACTTATGGCTGATCGCTTTGGTAATCCTCGGTTGACAATGATGTCACCTGTAACAATCATAACAGCGGCTAAAGCTAAGGTTACAAAGTTAGCATAAACAGCAACACTAACCAAACTGATGAGACCTTATGGTCGAAACCCCTAGTACAGGGGTCTTTGGTAAGCAGTAAGTAGTAACCATTACAACATCTATGAAGTTAACACTCGTTAATGGAGGTATCAATGCCAACAAACAAGGTGGCAAACAGGGACTGTCGAGTATGTGTACAGCAGAGGAAGCCCTTTATGGGGTCGAATCTAACTGGTGTACAGACTATAGTTCCTGTATCAGAAGCTGGTAATTCTGTGTATGTGGTCTATAGCTATGGCTCACACTATCCTATGTTTATACATAGCAATGGCTTATGGTTCGAGAACAGTGATGAATCGTCACATTCTACAGAGCGTCAAAGGTCACAGGCTAGACCAGTTCCCATAGCAGAAACAATCAAACTTAACACTACAAAGATGGGTCAACTCAGCATCATTGGCTATACAGCATTGGCTCAACTTAGAGTACAGGGGGGGATATGAAGAAACGTACAGTAGTAAGTAAGAAAGACTTGATAATCATTCGGTTGTTGGTGCTTTCGTTGGATAAGGGGCTATACGATGAGCCTGATGTAATGAAATCGGTGCTCTACATGTAAAAAAAGTACAGCATAGATGCAATCGGTCATTGTGCAGATCTTATAAGGGTTGAACATGGACTCTAACAACGAAGACAGTAGGTATCTATGCAACTTCTGTTACGGTGGTTATGTACCACTAGCACGATGGAAGTTGGGTTATACAACATGCTTACCATGTGGGGAGGCTAAGGCTAGAGCACGTAAGCACTGTGTAGTGCCTATGA